TAAACTCCTCAAAAGATTTAGTGTAATCTCCTGACTCATTTAAACCTTTATACAGTTGTTCTGATTTTTTACTGTCGCCATACTGTTCTACAAATTCTTCATAAGATTTAGTGTAGTCTCCAGCTTCAAATAAAAGGTTATATAGTTTTTCCATTAGTCGTATTTACCGCCACCACCACTACTATATCCTGCGGCTTGTTCAGGTAATATTTGTTTTAAAACTTCGTCTACAGCTTTATTAACCCGTGACTTTAAGTCACCAGTTTTAGTTCCTTTAACCACTATTGGCTCATCTCTTCCTTTTACTTTTATTGTAATAGTAGTTCCTGATATTGTATAACTTACATTCTGACTTGCAGAACTATCTCCTCTGGCTTCAGCAGCTTTATTTATTGCAGATCTAATTCCGCCTTCTAAATTTTGCATTTGCTCTTTATCTCCATCTTGATAGAAGTTCTCTTCAATTCCTTTAACCGCTTCATCATAAAAACTATTAACAGGAACAGCACCTTTACCTTCACCTATTGTAGTGTCGCTATTAATAGCTTCTCTAGCTTCTCTTTTTTGTTGAGATGGAGTGCTTCTCTTTTTATTAATTTGATACTCTTTAGAAATAAACTCATCGCCATCAATTTGATTTTTATAAGTACCATCCCAATCTTTACCTTCAGGAACTTCAGTTCTTTCGGCTTCTACAAACTGCGATCGTCTTGTTGTTGGCTTACCATCCTTATCTACAAACTCTCCATCTGCATTTATTTTAAATTGCATTCTTTTACCCGCTTCATTCATAGCGTAATCAGATTGACTTCTGCCAGATATATTTGCTTTACCTCTAGCATCTTTATAGTCAGCACCATTTTTGTCAGTTTGGAAGAAAGCATATCCTGTGTTTAAGAAATCTTCTTTGTTTTTACCTTTAGATAATCTTTGTTCTTTTCTATTAGCCTCATCATCAAAATACACTACATCGAAATAGTCTCCTTTGTCTTCAAAGCTGTCGTATCTAAATCCAGACTGTGCGTATAATGCATCTAAAGCTCCGTCTACCTGTGCTTGATCGCCCGAGTACACTGCGTCTAAATTCTCAATTATAGTTCCTCCTTTTTTAATTTTGTCATCCCTCTTGATTTTGTCTTGTGGATTAAATCCTTTCTTAGCCGTTCCTTTAGAATCCATTTTGTTAGCAATCTTTCTTTTAACAATCTCAATAGCTTTTTCTTTAGCTTTAGGCGGAAATGTAAATTCAACAGAATTACCTGTTCCTTTCAAATCAATATACTTAGGAGCGTCTTTATCTTTAAATTGATACCCTGCTTGCGTTGCCAATATTTGAGCTATAGCAGCATCATCTCCAGTTAAAGCCTCAGCTTGAGAGTCAAGCCACTCATCAAATGTAGTAATATCGTCTGGTAGACCTAGTTTTTTTAACCTATCTTTATTGTTAAACATTTGCCTAAAATCCGTAAGAGTATACTCTGCACCCGTATCTGGATCTACATAAGCCGTCATCATTACCCCTAAATCATCTACAATCTTATTAGTTTCTACATCTAAATCAACTTTAACACCACCGTCATATTTCATCATATCCAAAATAACACTTGGATTTTGAAAAGCATTAGGGTTTTTTTCAGGATCCGGCATAACAGTATATTGACCTTTATCGTCTTTACCCATAGTAACAACCTGAAGTTGGCCGTTAGCAGGGTTAGTCATAAATTTTTTATTATTTAAATTTCCAAAAGACTCTATTCGCTCCATAAAAGCCATGTCTGCTTCAGTGGCTGTTTTATTTTTTACCCTTTCTTTAGCGGCTGTATACCATCCGTCATAAACTTTAGTTATGTTTTTAAAATTAGTCATTCCATTCTTCATCTCATTCATTCTCAATTTATAATCATGCATTTTAAACACACCTTTACGAACAAGCTTCATATTCATCATAAGTTGTTCTTGTTGTGATTTTGCAGAATCTAATAGAGCTTTGTCTAAAGATTGACTATTTACGTCAGGAAGTTCATTTAATTTTTCTATAGCCGACTGCGTAGCATCTTCAACAGCTTGTTGATCAGCTTTTCTTTTTTCATTAAATAAACCTATTTGTTTAGATATTGTATTGGCTATACTGCCCCAGTTTACTGGAGCTGCTGGATCTAATCCTGCGTATGTAGAATATTTACTTTTGTTAGATGTAGCCATAGAATTTTTTTAATTTTTGTCAAAAAGTAATGACGCAAAATCTTGTATAACGCTTGAGTTTCCAGCTTTTAGATCTATTAACATATTTTTCTTTTCTTTATTACTTAACTTATTAAACAAGGGATTATCAGTAAATAATTTTCTAGATTCTGGATTAGTTATATCAAAACCTTTAGGAAGACCAGCTTCTTTAAAAACATCCATACTACCCACTTGAGTCATTATATCACTTGTTAACTTATCATCTCTTCCTTGTAAGTATCCCGGTATCAATCCAGCTGCGCCTTGTAAACCAGAAGCTAATCCTTCTTGAGCTCCTGCCATAGCTTGACTAGCTTGCCTATTTGCATCTTTAGCTCTAAGAGATTCGTCTTGAGCCATACCTACATTTATATCTATACCTTGTTGGTTTATGTTTTGCTTAGAGTCAGCTTTCATTTTATTGTTTTGGTACAAAGCCTCACCTAATGCTACTCTAGTTTTTTCTCCCTGTTCCCCTGCTAAAGCTCCAACTCTACCCACACCAGCTGCAACAGATCTTGCATCTCCTTCTTGTAGTGCTTGTAGTGATTGTTGTTGTTGTTGTAAAGTTTCTTCAAACTGTTTATTAAAAGCATCTAACGGTACGTTAACTCCAGCATAATAATCTTTTTCAGCCATTCTTTTGGCTTCGTCCATTAATTGTTTGTTTTTTCTTTCTGCTTCAGCCTGTTTACGCCTAGCAGTAATCATACTGTCAATACCCATTCCAAAACTAGCTAACCCAGATAGCGCACCAATACCTCCAGAAACTGCACCAAAGATTTCTTCTGTGCTCATTCCTTCATTGTCTTTATATCGATCTTGATTTTGTTTTTGTTTCCACCTAGGCATGTTAATAGTTTTTAATAGTTAGAATACACAAAGATACTAAATTCTAAGGATAACTTTTCATGACATCACTACCCACTGAGAATAGTTCAACTGGGCTAGTGTTGCTATTTGTTAAAGTAAATTCCATGTAATAACCTAGAACACCATGCGATTCTGCAACGCTATTTTTATAAGACATTATAAAATTTCCTTGAACAGGGATGTATGCACCTTGTGCCGAGGCGTCTACAGTGATCGTAGTAGACGTCATTGCTGTAACATACCCTACTAACTCTGGAGTAGTTTTTGCATATATTGCATCACCTATGCTTAGAATACTTCCTAAAGGTTCTGTGAATGTTATAACTGTAGCGTTTGCAGGGCCAGCAACTGCTGTTGCAGAACCTAATCCATTTGCAGATCTGAAGTTCCAGTTTATAGTGTCAGCCTTGCTTCTAATATATGTAAACCATTCTCCCTCTTTCTTTTCAAAGTATGCGCTTGCCATAGATCCGCTGTTTAAATCTGTGTTTAAATCAGTGACAGTCCAGCTGTCATCACTTTCTAGAGATAATGTTTTAAATAATTTTATATCTAATGTTGGCTTAGGATTAAACACACTAGTAATAGATGATGTTCCTTGAATGCCATAATAGTTATTACGCAAAGAGTTAGTATTGTGTTGATATAAATTACCTCCTTTAAAAGAATAGAAGTAACTATTCATGCCAATCATAAAATCTGGATAGAAAGTATAGAACGATGGCCAGCCTTTGCTGCCGTCACTATATGATAATGTTTGTAATGTTTCTATCGCCATATCTTTTTATTTAACATAGTTGAGGATAACCAAAATTCACAACACCACTGCTGTTTACTTCAATATATTCTCTGTTATTACTTCCAGTTCCAGTTAAATAATAATAACCACCAACTAGAGTGGTTGTTCCACCAGAATTACTGTAACAAGTATCACCTGTTGCAGGTAATGTACCGCTTCCATCATGGTAGTAAGTTTGATTTGCAGGAGGATTAGATCCGTCGAACGGACATACTCCGTTAAAGTTACTCATAGTCGACGAGCTATATGATGTTAATGATGCTGGGCAATTAGTTACTGACGCAACTACACCTGAACCGCCTGTTATTTGCATATAAATCCCACTTCCAGTTGTAGCAATTTTATAAAAACCATTACCTAAAACTGTTGTTTTACATAAATCACTATAACATACATCTGTTGCAACCGGGGGTTGACCGGAAGATCCGTTATGGTAATAAGTTTGATTTATAGTTGCAGAACACGCATTAGTAGAAGTGGCTTGAACTGAACTAGATGTAAACGCTATTCCTACTGAAATTGTACCAACACTAGCAACAACACCTGAACCACCTGTTATTTGCATAAACGTAGTTGAAGTTAGCTTATAATATCCATTCCCTAAAACATTTTGTCCAGGATCTGAATAACATACGTTAGTTGCAACAGGCGTACTTCCTGAGCCTGTATGGTAATATGTTTGATTTATTGTTGCTCCACATGCAGCTGACTCGCTTGTTTCTACCGTAGAAGAACTGAATGTTGTACACTCACAAGTATATGTTGTACTTAAAACAGGTGTGCTAGGCGCACCCGTTTGTTGTCTAAATGTATTGCTAGACGTTTTGTACCAACCGTTTGGAGCCGCTGTTGTCAATGCCGCATTTGTATATATGGCTGTAGCGGTTGCAAAGGAAGTTGTATTTAAAAAGTAGGTTCCTTGCGTGGGCATTTATTTTATTTTATTTATGGGGCACAATTGCTTATTCCCGCTACATACCCGTCTGTTCCAGTAATATGAATCTTTTTATCAGTTCCACCATCTTCGTAGTGATAATGTTTTGGATCAGCTACCGCTGTACCTGCTGAGTTTGTAAACATTGTGTCACCTGCTGCTGGATAAGTTCCGCTTCCATTATGATAGTAAGTTGTTCCTGGCGTTAATGCACATACTCCAAGGAAGTTACCACCTATTGTAGCTGTAAACGATGTTAAACTTGAACATCCAGTACAACATACATCATCTGCACTTGTTCCTACACATAAGCTAATTGAAGTTGCACAATCTGAACATGTAGTTTGTGTTCCTAAAGTTCCTGTTCCTCCTGTTACTTCTCTATAAACAATAGCTCCTCCGTTACCAGGGTTAAATGAATAGAATCCATTACTTGCTACTGTAGTTCCGTCAGCAGTGCTATATAATATTGTTGAAGCTGCAAAAGTTGTTTGGTTCATGTAATATGTACCTGACACACCTGTACAACATCCTATTGCTGCTGTACTACCAAATGTTAACCCTACTGCTGGGAAACATGTAGCACATGATACTGCTGTGCTTAATCCTGAACCATCGGTTGCGTTACTTGTTTTTTCTCTGCTTTGAGAAGAATATGAATAAAATTGATTAGCTGCAAAACTACTCAATAATGGGTTTGTATAAATACTTGTTGTTGCTGTAAAAGAAGTTTCTACATAAAATGATGAAGTAGTTCCAGAACAACATGCTGCGAATGCTGAAGCTCCGTAACCTAAAGTCAAGACAACTCCACATGTAGTACATGCAGCTGAAGTTCCTAGCGTACCATTACCTCCAGTCACTTCTCTATAAACATTGTTATTATCCTTATACCATCCGTTAGGAGCAGCTGTTGTTAATGTTGCTTCTGTATATATATTTGTAGCAGTATTGGCATTTCCTGAAGCCCAAACTGTATCATTTAAAAAATAGGTTCCCTGCGTTGGCATAAAGTAATAATTTTATTCTTGTAAATTTACAAAAAAAAAATATAATATCCTTAAGGTGGATTAAGGAGTTACGCAAGGTTCAAGTAACGCTACAAACCCTGTATTGTTTGTAATTCTAAAAAATGTACTTGTTCCAGACGCATTAGTATGATAATAATCATTAGCTAAAGGGTTTACACCATTAGCATCAGAGTAGACTAGTTCGCCAGCGGCTGGTATAGTTCCAGATCCGTTATGATAATATGTTTCTGTATAATTAGTGTCTCCACATATTCCGTTAAAAGTTCCTCCTATTGTTGCAGTAAAAGCAGTGAGTGTTGTGCCGCAACCAACACAGCATACTTCAGATGCTGAAGTAGAGTCGTAACATAACGACAATGCGTCTCCACAGGTTGGACAATTTGCAGCTGCTTGAAGAATACCATTTACTTGTCTACGAGCAATAGTACCTAAAGAATAATAACCGTCAGCAGCTAAAGTGTTTAGCGCTTGATCAGTGTATAAAGAAATTGCATTTGCAAAACTTAATCCATCAAAGTAATATGTTGCTCTTGTTGCCATAATCTATTTAACAATTTTGTAATCCATTTCCGTCTATATCTCCTGAGCCGTCAGTTCCAAACCATACGTTAGCAGCTCCATTAGTTCCTACGCTATATAATAACACTATACCTGTAGCAACCGTTCCTGTGTTATCACTATATATAGTAGTTCCAGCACCGTCACTTGGCCCTGTTCCTGATGTAGTATAATATACTTCGTCTAAAACTCCAGAATACATACACGCTGTTTGAGGGTTTGCTTGTTGCTTAGTGTTGAACGGATAGTAAGTTACCGTAGGGCATGTTACTACCGCATATACTTGTCCAGTACCTAAGTTTAAGTTAATAAATTCTGTTGAAGATATTCTGTAGTATCCGTTAGTCAACTTAGTTTGTCCTTGATCTGAATAACAGAAGTCTCCAGCTTGAGGCGCTGCATTTGCTCCAGTATGATAGTATGTTTGATCTATTGACTGTGTACAGATAGTTGATATTTGCGGATCATTTACACTAGAATTAAATGCTTTGATCGCACAACTTCCATTACTCACAACCACTCCGCTACTACTAACTTGTATCCACTCATTATTACTTCCCACTTCATAGTATCCAGATTGTAATCTTGTGCTTGATGCACTGTCATCGCATGTTGAAGAAGAATAAACAGTATCTCCAATTGAAGGTAATACATTCACACCATCATGATAATATGTTTGACTTGCAGGCTGTACACACGCTATAGCTATAGAAGCTTGTACTGTGCTTGATAAATATGGTGTACAGAAATCTCCACAACCACAACACGCATCACCAACTACACTAGCATCATAACAGAACGAAGCAGAGTTTGTTGTTCTGTAATCGTATATTAAATATAAGTATTGGTTTCCAACAGGTAAATTGATTGAAGATATTGTTGCTTGATACAATCCACTTGAAGGACTGTTTACAGCTGAGTTTGGCACTGTAGTTGCAGCCGCCAATAACGCATTTATATCGGTACTGTTATTATCGTATAAAGTGTTTGACGACAGCCATGCGAAATTATCATTATTTACAACCCATGTATAGTCATCAAAATTAATTTTATTTGACCTTACCGTTACGTTAGATCCTGAGTATGGGTATACACCTATTGATCTTGTTCCTGATTGTATAAAATATTGTGAAGCTATTTGAACGTCTGATCCAAAAGTCATCATGTTTGATGCTACTGGACTTGAAATGTTTGCGTCGTCCCATTTAAATTCGTTATGAATAAACTTACCAACATCTTCGCTTGAACTTATACCTACCTGAACCACTACTAAAGAAGTTTCTGTAGGACAGTTACATGTTATATCATAGTCGGCTGATGGATTTGGTGTAACTGTAACTAAAACAGTTGTTGGATTATTTTTAGTTTTATTAAAATTTAAACTTCCACTAGTTGTAGCATCAGTTACTGAAGCTACTTGAGTGCCATCCCAAACCATACTTACACTCATAGTTCCTGACGCAATAGTATAATCAAACACTACGTTACCAATTACATTCCCTATTTCTACTGTATATTCTTGAGCGCTTGTAGAGTTTACTAATGATTTTTGTGTTCCACAAGGCAATATTACCGGAGGTAATGGTACCGTGTCTCCGTTTGTGCTTAATACATATTCGTCCATGTAAGGATCATAAGCTCCTAGTTTTTGAGTATTTAACTGAACATTAAATTGATCTCTAAACCATGATCTCATTCCAGTGTCAGATATAACTTCTAACGCATCATTATTAGCTGATGTACCTTTTAATTTTATTACAGCAGTTCTTTTAGTGTCGGTAAAATACATGTCATAACCCCAAGAACTAAAACTTTCTGGATTATAACTAATACCGTACTCTTCTATTCTAGCTATTTGTGTTCCTAAAACTTGAGGTACTGAAGCAATTACACCACCACCTGTTGAATCACTAATAAGATTTTTTCCAGTTAACACATAACTAATCTTATCTTCTTGCAATACAAGAATATCTGTTTCTCTTGAATGCAGTTTCATTATAGGGCCAAAGCTAGTTTCTAAATCTTTATAATTAACCAACCCTAAATTAAACTCATTTAAGTTATTTAAATTAGAATTACTACTATAAATACCACTGTATGTTAATTCAGCAAATCTATCTGCTTCTTTAAAATCTTCTTTTGACACCGCTAAAACTCTTTCTCCTAAGTTTACAGCTTGACCATCTAATGCATCTAATATTTTATAACTTTCTACTCCGTTTCCAAAAGTGTAACAATTAAAAAACGGTAGCGTTACAATAGCGTCTTGCGTTGCAGTTTGAGCTTGGTCTCCATCACCATTACCACCCATGTGATAACCACCTATAACGTCATAAGATTCAGATGAATCATAAAATAAATTAGGATCAGCATCAGCAGGTTTTGTTTCCCAAACAATTAAATTATTAGCTCTAGTAACTACTATCTCAGCTTCCATAAACCAAGTTTTACTTCCGTTAGCACACGCAATTACACCACTTCTACAAGCTAAATATAATGGAGAAGCTGCGTCGCCTGGGATTGCTTGCCAAAACTGGAAACTAGGAGTCCATGGCGCCGGACATTGCACAGCTCCAGGACTAGTAGCGATTGTATTAATGAAAACAGGATTTTGTAATCTTCCATCCCCATCGTCAATAACATCCCCTGCTGCTGGGTTTATAAAATCTCCTTGAAACCAAGCGTGTAAATCATCATAATCTTGTGAAGCAACATAAGTGTTTTCCCATATATAATCTATACCAGGACAACCGCTTGCATCATGCCTTCCTATTCTCCATTTTATTTTTACACTAGACTGTGCTGGTATTGTATAGTTATCAGTAACACTATTAGAGTCAGTAGTAAAAGCTGGATACTGTAAATAAGGAGTACAATAAGATCTGTTAGTACCTGAAGCAGTTTTTTCACCCGCATCAACAACAGCGTTCGAGTCTAAATTAATACTAAAGTTTTGAGCTCTAATTTGCATATAAAGCCCTGCTAGCTGATTAGAATCAGTAGGTGCTTCACCTTCAACTTCTAAAAAATTTGATGATTCAGCGCTAACATCTAACACTTGACATGTAACCTCTCTATTTAAAGGCCCGCTTGCGTCAGTCTTAACAATTAATATATCACCTTTTTGTACTTTGTTTTGATTATCACCTTCTAGCTTAAAGTATATAACTCTTGTTGTTTGGCTCTGATAATAAAAACTAGAGTATATTGTCTCATATCCTCCTTCACTTGGTTTTAAAACAAACTTATATTTTGTAGCCCATGCAGGTGGATAATTCTCTACATTAACTTTTATTTTATTTTGATCAACAGAAGCAGAAGCTGGAACAAAAGTTGTATTAAACTCCGACACTAATACTGTAGAAGCCCTACCATAATCGTCCATATATACAATTCCTGTTTCATAATCTCTATTACTATGCAAAGATGATGTGTCTTGACTAGAAGTAAAAGTTCCCTGACCTCTTGTAAAATAAAAATATTCATACACATCAGTCGTGCCTGAATTATACTTCATAGCCAACACCTGTAAGGAAAATACATTTGATCCTACTGTAGATCCTATTCTAAAACCTTGTTGTGTTTGAGAATCTATACTACTGTTTGATTTAGTAAATACACAATTAGTAGGCACTATTGTAACAGTGTTAAATAAGTCTGTTAACGAATTACCTTGAGTCGATGTTGCTAGAGGTTGAAAATTAGTATTCAAAACCGTACCAATACGTTCAGCAAATTCTAGTGAATTTACCATTTCATACACTGAAGTATAATCTCTATTTACTGGAAATATTACAGATAATTCAAACGGAGTGTTTTCAAATGCTGAGTCATAACACGCATCACCGGTATCTCCATTTAATTGAGAATGTTGTATAAATACTGTAAAAGCTAATGAAGATCCTTTGACTAGTCTATTAGCAAAATCACTTAAATCAAAACTAATTTTAGAATTTTGTACAGTTGTGTTTGTGTTAGGATTTATAGTATATACAGCTCCTGTCGACATTGTTGCCTCTGGCAAGTCGTCAAATAATATATCGTTAGTAAATAATGATGTTGTAAAGTTAATAGGTATATCTTGTCCAGCTGCATTTATTATATCATACCCATCAGTATAGTTACCATAAATTAACCTATTACCTTGTATTGTTTGAGCTTGTGCAACTTTAGGAACATTATCATATAATCTTAATAACTCATCACTTCCTATTACAGTATATATTTTACTGTTTGTAAAAGTATATGTTTGTTTTGAATTATTAGCCCATCCATAGTCAGATTTCTTAAACCTTTCTATAACATAAATAGAATTACTATTACTTGGTTTAAATAATAAATCAACCTCAATAACTTTATCTGATCCAGTTTCAAACTGTACCTCAATAGAGTTATATATATTTTTCATTGAAGCATTATTAAAATTGTTTACATCAAAATCAAAAGGCCCTGGTTGAAAAGCTGCTGTAGAAAACAACGACGTTGCGCTATATTCATTGTTTACATACCTATATCTATAAGCAAAAGTTATGAATCTAGTTTCTAAATAATTTTCTTCTCCAGGAACGTTTAAAAACTCTACGCTTGGCGCAGGCAATGTGTCTAAAGAATCAAACCCTGGTGGTTTTAAAATAACACTAATGTCAGTTTCTTTAATACCATCATTTACCCCTGCCGGATCTGGATAGTTTTGAGTTACATTTATTTTTCTAGGAGGATTTTTGTCGTCTGTCCAAAAAAGTAAATCTTCTATTTTGTTTACTCCAGTAATTAAAAACTTAGGATCAAACTTTAATACTTGTTTACTAATAACATGATATGTTATAGCTTGTGATTGTACATTAAAAGAAACAATTAAGTCTAACTTACCGCCTACAACAGGATTGTTTGCGTCATGAATAAACCAATATATAGTTTCTTTTGATCCATCTTGATAAGCTCCAATACATATTGCTGAATTAGATAAGTTTTGACCGCCATAAGCTAATGTAGTTAACTGCGTGTTACCTTTTGAATTTTCTAAAGCACCTATCTCAGTGGTTTCTGTAGATCCTAATCTTACGTTAATTGCATTAACATATTGGCCTGGAGGAACAAGACGTTCATCAACGCTCTTATTCATTTTACCCGCAACAAAATTTGTATTTACTATCGGCATCTTACTTTAACCATTTATCCTGGCCTCTCAAACTCATTAAAAGGCGACCAGGGTGAATATTACTTAATCTAATTTTTGCATTTCTTAACAACGATGACTTATCTTTCCTTGCTCTATTTACAATATATTCTTGTACCCCTAATCTACCATTTAAAAGAGAATATTTTACATAAGCATATAAATATTCTTCAAACAATTTATTAACGCTGATGCTTCCGTCTTCACCATTCTCCATACCATCTGAAACATACTCTACAACAACTGAAGCTCCGTTACCTATAGAGCTAAAATTAATAACTCCTCTTTGTTTGTCTATACTAAACGTTGGATTTGCGTTAGCTGTTTCGGTGTTTAAACCAAATCTTGCTCCTATTCCAAAGTCAAAATACCAACAGCCATCTACATTCCATCCTGATTGATTGTTATATGCGCTACTTTCATTTAAATAAATGGTTTTAGCTCCGCTAGTAAAAGACATGTCTAGTTGTGAAAACTGTGGCTTTAATACATTACCATCTTGATCATATATAATCTTAGCATTATTGTCTTGTAAGTATGTTGATGCCCATCCTGTTTGTATGTTTTCTGTTAAAGGATATAATACGCCATTTAAATATTGTGATATTCTTACCCAGTTTACATAGTCAGAGGGTAATATAAATCTCAAGTTATCATCTAAATCCATTTGTAATACTTTCACTTCTTTCATGGCATCATAATTCAATTCTTGAATTCCTCTTTTAGCGTGAAATAAAACTTGGTATCTATTTAAATTATTAATTAATTCATGATTACCTTGATACATTAACATGAAATTATTTACAATATCATTTAATGAAACGTATTGGTATGATCCCCAATTTTTATCTTGAGGTATTGCTCCTGAATTTGCGTAATATGCGTAGTCATTTATATAAGCCATATCTTACGTTTGTATTTGGTTATTTTGTACTTCTTCTTGTTTACCAAACTGATAAACATCTCCTTCTCTAATCTCTATACCTATATACTGACATATTTTAGCTACAATACCAGGTTCGTCTGAAGAAGGTAATTCAAAGTCTTGATAATCTGCCTGATTAATGTCAAATAATGGCTCACCAGAACTAAGTGTTTGGTACGTCCATTTGGGCGATAAAGGGTATCTAATATATTCAGCAGTTACACTTCCATTGTTTGTTATTGTTGTAGGATAAACCGTGATCGTATTACCTAATTGACCAGTGTTTGCGTCACCAACAACAGATGTAGTTGCTCCTCCTAACACATAAGCTGGGAAGCCTGTGGATGGTGCAGTAAGCGGTGAATTGTTTAAATAAAATATTTTGTTTTGATTAACTCTTTCTACTTCAACAATACCTGTTGTATTAAATATACCATAACTATTTCCTATAGTTGCTGCTACTCCAAAAGGCGAGTATGATAATGTAAGTTGAGTTTCACTATCAACACTTATAACAAACGCACTAAATCCTGAGTAGCTTGATGAAGCTGTAGTGTTTACTACTTGTTGCCCTACTTTTACTCCGCTAGATACAAATGTAGCTGCTGTATCAGTTAATGTGTTTACGCCTGCCGCAGTGCTTGTTCCTGATGTTATTTGAGTTGGAAAATAGTTTACCTTATTAATTAAATAATAATCGCTAGGTAAATTAAATAAATTAGCTCCTTGTTGAGCTAAACTTCTAGTAACTGAAAAACTATCAATTACCTCAACCAATCCTTTTACAATATCAGCATATCCTGATCCTGAAAGCCTTTGGTTTTCTTTATTAGTCCAAGCATTGTATTGATAAAAATAATCTTCAAACAAATCCATTTGCGCTTGTTGCGCATATAAATTAAAATCTTGCGGAGATATATATCCGTAATTATTTTTATTAGCTATAGCAAGCACGGTATTTCTAACAGAGTTTATCATGTTAAATTCTTTTTACAAATATAGTCAAAAAAAAAGAGGTCACTTTTTTTGTAACCTCTGATTTTTAATAAGTAAAAAAACTTATGTTTGTAATGAAGCAGCTTTTACACCTGTCACAATCGCAGTGATTTTAGAAGGTGGGGTACCAGATGCAGCACTCTTAGGGTATCCTCCTGGAGTGTAAACTGGTTGTTGCCATGAAAGCTGAAGCGATGTTTCTACCGCATCATTTAAGAAATCTTTCCATAAATGAGAATTAGCCACAATTGCATCATGAGTAATTTGTAAAGACTGCACTACATTAGTTTCAGCTGGCACTGTAGCCGAACCGTCATTAGCAATAGCATATCCTGCTTGTGCAGAAGAAATACTATTGTAGAAAATGTTAACTTTTGTTGTACTTTCTTGTTTAATCTCCACGATTCCGTTCACGGGGATTAGTTTATATCCAGCATCTTGTCCAGTGCCTGATATAAGTAGTTTAATAAATTTTTCCATAGGTAATAATGTTAATGGGTTAATAAAGCACAAAGATACGCTTTCTATTTATCTTTTTTTAAGCGCTTCTTGAGGTACTTATAAGCCTCTAAACCATCGTCACTTTGTAAGTAGGCGCTTATAGAATTGTAAGGATCCTCATTAAAAGGAACACTCATCATTTTCTTTTTGTTGCCAGGCAGGTTATAATAAACATCTCTTCTGTTATTTCTAAACGACAACCAGTTATTATCAATAAACAAATGAACTTCGTTTTGTAATTCTAATAACGGATCGTTTACAATGTCAATTAATTCTTCAGGATTATTTTTAGCATACACTAAAATATCTCTTTTTAATTCCGGTATAGTCATGGAGTTGACCGATGCTCCCATTAAAATTCTACTTACAGAAAGTAATTTTTCTGTTGATAAATTTTTAGCCAAAACTTGTGCGTCTATAGTTAACTCTACTGAAGCTAATTCTTCTGACGCATCTTTTGCGTTGTCTACTTCTTCAAATACCATTCCATTGCCTGGATGATAGTGTAAGAATTGTTGTAATACTTGATTTTCTCTTTGTACAACCAACATACCGTCTTCAAATACAATAGGCTCTAAAATAGCATTACCATCTTGCTCGTCTTCAAATGGAGTTTTTTGGTTTCTTGCATATCTTAAAGGCCTGTTTACACCTTGATCTTCATCAAAGTATAATAAAGGTGATCTGTTTGAATGTCTTGAGGATAGCATATAAGACAAAGGTCTTTCAGATCTTTTAAGTCTATACGCTTTAGTTTTAAGGGGTGTAGTGTTTTTCATTATAATATAATTTAATTTGATTTAATAATAATAAATATTACCCCCGTCTTAACAACGAGGGTAAAATTTATGTAACAATTTAGTCTTGGAATAAGAAGAAGTTGTTTGCACCTAAAGTACATACAGCTCTTTCAGATAGGAAGTTTACTTCCATTGCATCCAAGTCAGAAGTTCTTGCTCCACCAGCTGAACCAGTGATCCAAGTTTTGTATCTTCTGTCTTCAGTTTCTGAAGCTCTATATCTAACATGTAAGAAAGGTCTCTTAGCGTTCTTACCTAAGATCTGATCGTATACAGTAGTTGAACCAGCTGGTACTAATAGACCATTGATTGCTCCACCAACAACGTCACCTCTCATTGTAGGATCGTTAAGGTATTTCCAGTCAGACTTATAAAAGTCATAACCTCTTCTAAATCCTGTAAATCCAAGATTTAAAGCCATGTCTTTATCATTGTCGAAAAGACCATAAGATGTACCACCCGCTCCGTAAGAGTTTTGAGCAGCAAGCATATCGTCAATATCAAAAGAGAATTCTCTGTTTACGAAAATTACGTTTTCTTCAATTGAACCTTGCTTATCTAGTCTTTGGATAATGCTATCAAACTGAGAAAGTGTTTGTGGATTTCCTCCACCCCATACGTTTCCTCTGTTTCCTACTACATAGAATACACCGTCAGAACCATTAAGGTTTGCTAAAGATGCTCCAGCTGCTGTTCCTTGTAAAAGGTCACCAGCACCAGATCCAGCATCAGCAGGAACTGCTTCTAGCATTGCTGTTTCTAAATAGTCCTCGAATCTTAATCTAGTGTCATGCTCAGACTTTAAATACCATAAGTATCCGCTTACGCCGTCTTCACCTGAAACTTCAATCCATCCGATTTGAGCCATATCAGAACCAGAAACAGAATATTTGTCTTTGATAATAATTGGCTTGTTGTCGAAAATTAAGTCATCAGATTCGTTAGAACCAACCATTCCGTTTGTTCCTTTATTGAATTCTGATCCATATATAAATATATCACATTCTACACCAGCTGCCACTGCTTGACCGCCAGCTTCATAGTAAGCTATCTCTACTGTTTGAGCTCCACCAGCTGCTGAAGCTGTTTTTACAATACCTTTGTTAGATAAGTTAGAACCAGGAGTTTTGTCACTGATCATAACTGTTTGTCCAACTCTTAAAGCTGATGTGTTTTGTGATCCTAGCGCTGGATTAAAGTTAGCGTTAGGAATAGTCCATGTTCCTTCAGGTTGCGCTGCCGCTTGTCCTGAAGTACATCCTGTGTACTTAATGTGTAGTCTTCCTTGCTCTGCCCATTTAATAAGGTCAGAGTTAGAAGGCATTTCTGCACCAACCATTCTAAGGAAAGATGCAATTGTTCTGTTACCATATCTTTCAAATTCTTTTTCATAAGTATCAGGTAGATACTGATTTAAGAAATCAAAATTATTGATGTAGTTTGTACTTACAGGCACTTGTTGTGCACTTGGTTGTAAGTCAAAACCTGGGGTTAAATTTACTGCCATTTTTTTTTAATTTTTTAGTTTAACTTTTTTTAATACTTCTAATTCTGAGTCCTCTTCCACTATCAACTTTTCCTACGGGCCTTATTTTCATACCGTCTTTTGAAACGGCTTGTGGAGCCTGTCTCATGTCCATATTAATGTTTTTAGATTTTCTAGTAACATTATCTACGGCGCTTGAAACACCTTGTTCGTAAAAAAACTGAGCAAACTTTTCAGGGTTCATTGCAACTGATAAAGCTTTATGATAACCTTTAGCATCTGACATTAAACCTTTTTCATCCGTATACTTATTAATAAAATTACCAATGTCTTTTTGAACATTTTTAACCTCATCAGCAGTACCCGGTTTGTAAGTAAAATTATTTTCACCAACCTTAAATTCAAAACCTTTGAATTCATTGTTAAAAACCTCGTTGGTTTTATTTAAGAAATAATCATACCTTTTTTCGTTTTGCTCCTTAACAGTTTTAGATTCATCAAGATAACTCTTATAAGCATTTAAATTTTCTTTTTGATCAGCAGATAATCCATCCCCACTTGACTCAAGAGGAACTTTATATTTATCTTTTTGTTCATTCAAAAACTTTTTCGCTTTCGCAAGTTCTCGTTTTTTCGCTAACTTAATTTTCTTAATATCTTTCGGATCGTCAATTTCTTCATCGAAATCAAACTTATCTTCAATAATATCTTGAATATCTATTGCATCTAACCCTTCTTCCGTGTTAGAGTAATAGTTAGCAAGTACAGAATTGTCATCCATAGAATCATAGTCTTTTTGCAAATTGTAAAAATCCTGTATGTTTCTACCGGTTTCTTTTTTGTACTTTAAATACGCAGATACATCTTCAGGCAATGGTTCGTTTGCCTCTTTTTCCGCAAACAGTTCGTCAACTGAATTTATATCTTTGTTATATCTATCTTTAATATAAGAAAGAACGTTGTCATCATTTAACTCTAATGACGGAGTTTTATCTTCTACAGGTTCAGTTTTTTCTTCCTGAACAGGTTCGTTAGTGTTAACTTTTTCCACAACTTGTTCTTGTTGTGGTGTTTCTTCAAACTTTTCTTCATGCTTTTTTAGAAGTTGCTCTTCTATTTCAGCTTTAGATTTTTCTTCGACCAATCCTAGGTCTTTGACTTTTATTTCCATTTAATTAAATTTTATACAAAGTTAAACAATATTTATATTATTTTTTTAGCCTATCTCGGCTCAAACTCCGCTAGATCAAAACCATCTAAACTATCTTCGTTTGATTCAAAATTCACAGGAGGTAAATTATTTTTACGCTGCTCTATTAATTTAGACTGTTCTGTTGACTGTTGACTTACTCGTCTGTCTTTTGCTTTTTCTCTATCTTGCTCTCTTTGACTTAAATTAGATTGCTCTAATCCTTTTAATTGCATTTGAAACTCAAACTCTGTTTGCATCAACTCTCTTTTAAGTTGAGCTTCGTTTTTAAGCTTCTCAATTTCAAAAGCAACGTCAGCTTGTCGGTATTGTATTTTAGCTTGAGACTCCATTTGTATTTTCTGCATTTCACCTTGAGATTTAGCTTGCTGCGCTTGCATTTGCATTTGTGCTTGCATTTGTTGTTCTTGTTGTCTCTGTTGTTGTTCAGCTTCTTGTTTTTTCTTACGCTTTAATTTTAAAAGTTGATTAGCCATTTTTAAATTACTAATTTCTCGTATATCAATAGCATCTTCTAGATTTATATCTTTTTGAGATAACGCCATTTGAATATTTTGTTCGAGCATTGCTTTCTGCTCTTCGTCAGGAGCCATTTCTATAAAAATACCAAAGTCATACAAATACAAATGTTTTATATCTTCTAGTATTTTTAAATTATACTTTCCAATCTGCATAGCAAACTCATCTTTAAAATCTGCATACTCTAATATATCTGCTGTTCTTATTGATAAACACTCAGCAATTGTTCTTGTTATATATAAACTGCCTTGAAGCACATGCCTAGTTGCTGTATTAGAATTTAAAGCTGCTAATTTTTGAACACCTACTAAAGAATTAGGATCTGGTGTTGATCCGTCTCTAGCTTCATTTAATCCAGTTACTGCTCTAATCATATCTAAATAATGATTATAGTTTGCAATAAGCATTTGCATTTTACTAGCACCACTATTAGACGTTAATTGTTGTATTGGCACTCTAGCGTTATTAAATTCACCATCTTGGGTATAACTCCTACCGACTACACTACCTGTTTGGAAATATAAACGCAATGCATCTTCAGGATTATATGCGTTTCCTGTTCCTAAATCAACTTCGTTTAAACCATCTGCATCAATAAACACACCGTCTGGCACAACTCTTGATACCACTTGTTGAATTTTAAGGTGTGTCATTTGTATTAAATCTGCAAACGGAATCATTCTTCTAACTAAAGACTCTAAAGATCCTTTGTACATTCTAGGCGCTGCTGCCACATAATTTGGCATTGCATACTGGTTAGAGGATTTAGGTCTTACCATGTTTTCTGCAAGTTTCCATTGCAAAATAATATTAGTTCCCATAACCATAACACCATCATACCATACATCAATTCGTTTAGTTACCTTTTCAAACTTACCTTCATCCATCATTTCTTGAGGAGGATTAAACTGATCGTCTTTTTCAACCGTCTTATATGATCCGTCTGCTAATTTTTTTCTTTTATAAACAAATGAATGAGTTGTTTTATAATTGAAATACATCAATGTTGCAGTGTCCCTGTAGAACATGCTGTTTTCATAAAACTGCGCCGTATTAAAATAATTATACCACGATTGACTGTATTTAGCTATTTGGTTTAAGTCTTCGTTTGTTAAATCTGGATCAATCTTAATTAGCTCCGTCATTGGAACTGTTTTAATTTCTCCCCAATAAAAACAATCTTTAAAATACGGATCTTCCGTATAACTATAAACAACGTTAGCTGGATCTACATAATCTAGTTTCACACCAGAACCTGGTAAAAATTCATGTTTTGTAATTCCTATTCCTATTGTTGTAAGATCATAATCAACCCTACTTCTAATGTCATTATAATGATTTTCGGCCATCAATGTATCAATTGCTTCTTCTTGAGCAATTTCAATAGCAGGCTTGTATTTCATATTCATAAACAACTCCATTTCTTCGTCACTTTCCGGAAGCTCCTCTTCGTTAGTTTGAAATACATTTATACCAAAATCGTTATCTATTTGCTGAAATAATGGTTTAGCTAAAACTTCGCCTTCAATCATTTCTTGAAATTCATTTCTTTTCTCAGCAGACAATGCGTCCTCAGCGTAGGCCTTAACTTTAAAAAGTCTGTCGGACATTCCGTTTACTACGATGTCGACAAACTTTGGGATTATAGGTACGGGTGACCAATCTAAATTGAGATAACTTAAGTCGCCATCTATTGCTAATTCATTTTTGTATTTTGCTACGGATTGCTCTCCTCTAGCATACAAACGTAATCGCATGAACTCGCTCCATTGACTATAAAATCTACATGAGCCGCTGTCTCTTCTAAACCATTCGTATTGTATTGCTTGACCTATTTGTAATCCATACTCTACAGTGTCTTTTGTAGCGTCAGAAACAAATTGATCTGGAAATGCAGCAGCCTGTATATCTATTGTTACTTCTTTCATTTATTAAGTAATTGACTTACTGAGTTCTTGTTGTTATATCTTGCAAAGTTAATGCTTATTTTTGATTGTTTTTGAACGGGTGTATACAAGTGTTTTTGATTTGCCATAATTGCTAAACCAGAACTAATTGCAGCATCAAACTTTGTTCTGTTTGTTATGTCAAATTTAGCCCAGTCTTCTAGTGTTCTTTGAAAATACATACTACCTATATCGTCTTTTTCTCTATAATCTCCTTCAAAATCTAATCCTACATATTTCTCAATATACGACTCAATCGCTGAGGCGTGAGATTGCTTAACATCTTCAGATGAATTTGGAATACCTCCTAATTCTCTTTCAGTCTTAGATAACTTATTATAAGTTTTATCCGGTCTGTTTAAACAAAAGCCTCGGTATCCTCTATTTTTAAAATGATACAATAAACGAGGTTTATTATTTTCACATAATATTGGCATGCCATAAAATATACACGCCATTAAAACTTCTTCAAAAAATATCTCAGCGGTTTGAGGTCTGGCAATATATTCTAAAAAGAATTCATTACTAGGCGCATCATCCATATTAAATTTTGTCTGCCCATGTAAAGCTCCGTTAGAACCTTTACCTACTACAACTCCTGAAATATCATAAGAGTCACAGCCAAACGATCCAATATGTTCATTCCCTGGATACATCTTTCCACCCTTCGTAATCACATTGTTTTGAAGAGAAGCTTTAGGGATGTAAGTTACAAAAAATCTACCTCTTTTATTTGGGCTCCAGATTACCTTAGAATCTTTTATACCATCTTTCCAATGAAAAGATCCTTGTGTCATAAAATGCCCCATGTTTATAGAGTCATTATAATCTATTTGTTGGTATATTTTAGTTAAATTAAACAACGACTGTTTGCTTTCATCTCTAAAGGCATGTGATTCTGTTCTTGGAAACTGTCTATAAAATTCATTTAAAGCATCAGGATCAGAAGTTAATGATTCAACCTCATTGCTCCAGTAGTCTACAGCACCTTGTTTAATAGGTTCTTTGTCTATTCCTTTAACAGGCTTGTCAGGATTTTTGAATACAGGCATGCCATACATGTCAATAAACCCTTCCATATTCCACTCCATAGGAATAAACAGATTATATAAACCGCTTTTTGTTTGTCCGTTAGAGTTTCTGTTTCTGCAATCAGATGACTCAAATAAATCTTTAAAATTTCTACCACCTTTATCTAACGCATTTGATGTAGATCCCATCATACACTTACCTATAACTTTACTACCCAATCTTAAACATGTTTTAGTAACACGCCAGTTATTTAATATATTTTCTGGCCTCTCCCATTTACCGCTTTCATCATGTATTAATAGTTGTAATTTTTCACCATCATAACTGTTATCAGATGTGTTCTTCCAGTCAATTGTTGTATCTAATCCCTCAAGCTCCTCTTCACTTACTGTATACATATTCTTTTTAGTAATCTTAGAAGCTGGAACTCTATAAGCCAATTCTGTTTTAGGCTTATCCATACCATCTTGTATAGGTTTAAAAAAGAAAGGATAGTTGTTTGATATTGGCACTATCTTGTCTGTAAACATCTTCTTTGCATCCGCACCAGTTTTTGATAGTATACCTATTCTAGAATCTTTAGTGATTGTAGCTGTATTCACGCCCTCACACGAGCTCATAAATGAAAATCCTGAACGTCTTATTTTTAAGTAACACATACCAAAACTTCTTTTATCAGCTTTGCATGCCTCCCAGAATATATAAAACAAACGATTTGCCTCTCTAAAGTCTGGATGGCCAACGTCAATCTTTGTCCATTGTAAATACATGTAATGTGTTCCTGTAATGTAAGTAGGAACCCCGTTATTCATAAACCAAAAACCCTCTTCTCTTTTATCAAACTCTTGCTCGATATAATCCACCCATTTGTTTTTGAATTGTATTGGCGCTTCATGCCACTGAAATATTGACTGTATTCTTTTTAGTTCTTTACTTATTTCAGACGCTTCCCAATACTGATCTTCTTTCTTTTTTGACCTTGAGTATACTTTTGTAGGAGGTTTTGGTAGCGCAATATGCAGGCCATTTATTTCTATAACATCACCTATTTGACCTGATTTAGATATAACAACAAAATTATATTTTTCGTTATAACCATAAACCCAAGTTCTTGCTTTATTTTTTGTAGATAAAACATTTTTTGGAACTACTCTAGTTAGTGTAGTATATAAGTTATTTAGATCTTGATTCAGCAAATCCTTTAGGTGTGTTATTTTTAGTTACATCTATACCCTCTAGTAATTGCTTTTCGTCTTCTATACGTTTTAAGATTTCAAAAGCATCAAAGATGGCTAGTTTTTTTGTAGCTGCCGCATTCTTTAATCTATCCGCCGCCAGCTCATCATCCTTATCATATTTAATAATATCTTCTTTTGCTACTTTGATTAGTTGTATAACAGCCTTTTCACCGGCCTTTATGATTTGTTCTTTAATTTCTTTTGTATTCATTACATAATCATAGTTATGTTATCTGTAAACATTCTATATAGCTTTTCATCTTCTACATAAAACTCATACTCTGACTCTGGAGTAAAAGACACTTCGTCTCCCACCCTTACACCTAAGTTTTTTAACTCTTTGTTATTATATTTTACAATACCCATTAAAGGTTCTTCTTTACCAGTCTTTCCTAAAAAAGATTTTTTTGGCGGAATAGGTTTTATAAAACAATATTTAGAATGGCTTTTCCACTCTTCTTTATTATAATACAAAAAAAATTGATCAAAGTCAATAAAGAATAAATCATCTTTGAAAAAGCTTTTACCACTTTTCTCACGCCCATACATGTCATTGTAATATTTAAAAACATTATGATGTACTAAAAGTATATCTCCTGTATTAACATCTCCTGAATAATTTATTGGAGTTGACACCACCTGCGCATAGCGATTAGCTGTTTTGTGATCTTCTTTAGATACGCTAATTAAAAAATCTAAGTCGCCTATTTTCTTTACGTTATCATACCTAGTACCATTTACAGGACGTACGATAAATGAGAATGGTGATTGCATTAAAAGTTTATATTATATTCTAAAGAGATAGGCATTGTAGTTTTAAACTCTTTCCATATAAGAATTTCTTGATTTTTTTCTATCCAGATTTTATATGATTTTGAAGATGCGTCGTGTTGTATTAAATGAATTACATAAGATCCCCCAAGTACATCTTGCCCTGTTATATAGTGCATAGCTCCAGACTTATAGTCTGCTCCTATTGAAATCTTTCTAATGTCCATTTAATTAAAATGTAGAATCTAATTTTAGCTTTCTGTATGTAATATTTATATATAAAGTTCCATTTCCTTCGCTTGGACTAGCCAACCCACCTAAAGTTATTCCTGCGTTTTCTGTAATAAACTCAGCAGGTGAAGGATCATTTTTATATACTTTTTTACTTGCAGCATTTAATAAAAGTAGTGGCAACGGCTCTTGAATAGCGCCTTGCGTTATATTTAAAGTGTTTACAAAATTATAAGGAGTTGACCCTGGAATGATTAAACTTACAATCTGGCTAACATCATACACATAACCGTCTCCAGGAGGAGCTAGCAATGTGTATGGTTGTGCTGCAATTACTTTTAAATACGTTTCTGGAATAGCTATTGTAACAGACGTAGTATTTAAACCAAACAAAGTCTGTAAGTTTTCTAACGTACAAGTTTTAGTGTTTAAATTGTTTTCTGCATCAGTTAGCACAAAGTAATCCGGCAGTGTAGGAATTATACTTGAGTACGCTGTGGTATTACTTATTCTAGCCATTGTTTTATTTTATAGGTTCCGCTTCTACTGCTTGCGGTTTTTTAGTGACAATACCTGTTGCTAAATCAATAACAGCATCTTGTCCATATTTCTCCGCTAATTTTTTCTCTTCAATACCAAACGCACCTCTTAAGTCTTCTAAAGCTTTTAGATTCATTTGCTGTCTTAATACATTATCAGCAATCTCTAGTTTAGCTTTAGTAAAGTCTTGGTTTAGTTCTTGAATTTTTTTTAATTCGTCTTCAGTTAATTTAATTTCACTCATTTTAATTTATTTTTAATGTTAATTTTATTTATGTAAATATAGTAAATATATTACTATTCTTCAGGCGGTGCTGGAGGAACTGGGTTATCCCATGTAAAGTATAAATCCTCATCAATAGGATGCTTCTCTAAATCTATTTGCTTAGATAAACTTGCTTCCATATCACTTACAGGTAGCCCTGCTTTTAACCAGCTAATAACAACATTCTCAAATCCTTCGTCATCTGCGTAAGGAACAAAAGGTGTTGATGGATCGTACTGTAAAGAGTAAGTTCCTATTTGACTAGCGGTGTATTGCGAGTCTTTGTCGTCTTGTGCGGTATACGTCCAATGTACTGTGTAGATTACGTTTTGATTCCCATCTTCTTCTATACGGGCGTTCATTTGATTTATTGTCCATTTATAAAAATTTGCCATAGTTTAATATTTTTACAAAGATAATTATTTATTTTTTAATAATTCTATTTCTGCTTTTAGTTCTTGTATTGACTTAACTAGTAAGGGAACTATTTTAGAATAGTCAACAGTTTGGTATGATGGCCTTTTGCCATATTCAGCTTCTTTAATTAAATTATGATCATCATCATATTTTGCCTCTTTAACCACATGGTCTTTTTCATAATCTTTATCACCACCAACAGCTTGAGGTAAAACTTCTTGAAGCTCATGTGCCATAACCCCATAGCCTCTTTCATTACTTATTTTCCATTTAAAATCATATACAGGTATTTTACTTATCACCTCTAACCCACTAAAACTTTTTAAATCTTCTTTTAATCTATAATCAGAACTTGTTGTGAATAGAGTTGCAGAACCGCTTGTTTGTATTTTACCAACCGCACCATTTGGATTAAAATATTCTTGTAAATCAGTTAATGCCGTAGAATTACTTCCTTGACACAAAGTCATTCTTGCTTTAGAATCTTTTTTAAATGCACTTCCTGAATTTTGAGTAGCACTAGCGACTTCTAAATCTCCAAATATTACACTACCGGTATTAAACGTCATTGAAAACCCATTTGAAACACCCCCATTAGTTTGTTGAAAATATTGCCTAACATTTCCAGCGGTTACATATTCATCCATTTCTAATCTAAAACTAGTACTTGTACCACTATAGTTCCATATTTGATAAGGTATACTTGATTTTTTTGTTACAATTAAACTTGCGGCCCCTGAATGATTACCACTAGTATCAGGAATTGCAACATACCCCCCAGATGTTATACGCATTCTTTCTTGATTAGTAGGCGTATTTCTAAATACTATATCTTCTGTGTCAGCAAATATTTCAGCTCTTTTAGTTGTGTTAGTCCAAAACTCTAAACTACCTCCACCACCTGTATTTCCTCTTAATGCTATTTCAGCCCAACCACTAGACGCTTGTATATCTAATTCTCTTGAAGGCGAATTCGTTCCGATCCCGACGTTGCCGCCGTTAAAATATGAATCACCATCAGCTCTAACTAATACTTTAGTTGTTGCACCTTTGCGTAACCATAAAGAACCTTCATCTCCAAAATATTGTTCTAATGATGCTATATTCCCTGAAGCCGTATGAATCTGTATTCCTGATGTTGCAGACCCAAACACTTTCACGTTAACATTAGTTGTTCCATCACCAACTTGAAGCTTTGAGCTAGGCGAAGTCGTCCCAATCCCGACGTTGCCGGAAGCACCCAAAACAACTAATCTTGAATTTGTATTATGTGTTAAATGAAATACAGCGCCTCTATTTTCTAATCCAATAGGAGTATCTCTTGAATCATTTAATATCAATCCAACAGAACCTCCGTGTTCTATTTCTAAAACTTTATCTAATGAGTTTGGATTATCAACATTTGTGTTTCCAATAATTACGTTACCGTCTTTATCTATCCTCATTCTTTCTTGAATACCGGCACCTCCGGGAGCAGTCCAAAATCGCAAATTACCGGCATTGTTAGCGGCTTGTCTATTAGCACTTATCATTGCAGTTCGTGTACCGCCTGCACCAAAAGAAAGTATACCATAGTTTTGCCCTTCGGCATCAACGCTTGGCGCCAGTAGTTCTATAGTACCCGCATAACCCGCAGTAGTACCACCCATTACAGTTAAAACTTTATAACCATATCCTGTTTGGTCAGGCGTTTCAGTTCCAATTGCTACATTTCCTCTGTCTAAAACTAAATTATTGGTATAATAAGTTCCAGCATATCGTGTTACAAACTCTAAGACATTTTCACTGCCTGAATTTCTCCATGTCATTATTCCTTTATAATTAGTGTCAGTATCACTTACCGCAACACTAGGATCTGAAGCATTTAAAACAGTAACAGAAGGCCCTTTAAATGTAGAGGCACCACCGTTTTCTATCTCTAAAATATCCAAACCATTTCTTCCAATTCTAAATTTACCAGATGCACCTATATTTTCTATAAACCAAGTGCTGTTAGTATATGTTGTGTTTGAAGATCCTAAAAAAATAGCTGGTCTACCTGCCCCAAAAGTTCCTATTTTAACTTCATCTACCGAACTGCTGGCAGCGGACGTATTAGATAAATTTGTAAACGTAGTGCCTACAGCTGTTAACTGTATTTTGGTGTCACCAGATCTTTGTATAAGAAAATCTCCACCTACCACATTTAATTTATCATAATACCCTTCGAGATAATTACTAGAATTATACTTAACTTGTAACAATGCATTTGATGTTGTAGCTTCTGTTAATATTCTATCGCCAGCATTAACTTTACCTGAAGTAGTTATATCTCCTGTTATATTTTCGCTACTTAATATTCTTATTGCCATATCTTTTTATTTTAACATAATGCTGGGTAACCTGAGTCCACTATTCCTTGATTTGATGATATTTTTATATACGATCTGTTGCCTAACCCAGTCGCTGAATTTATATTATAATAACCTGCCAGTAAAACTGTATTTCCTGCTGCGTCAGAAGTGCATCTATCTCCTGCTGCCGGTAGACTGCCACTACCATTATGGTAATACGTCTGCGATAATCCAGGGTTTGATCCATTAAATGGACACGCCTGGTTAAACACTCCCATCACTGAAGATGAGTATGATGTAGTTGTAGGAAAACTTCTTCCATAAAACTCAGAAAATTTATGTGGCGCAACCTGATTTACAGGAGGACTAGCAGTTGCATATATTTTAACCAATGATCCTGCCGCTGGCGTTGATGCTCCAGCCAACTTAGTGTTAGCTGTATTACCTGCTCTAGACGCTTCTACGTTTATCATATTTGCCGATATTGGATTTCCTGGTTGTGGTAATGCCATTATTTTATTTATTTTCTAATTCTTTTACTCTTGCTTCTAATTCTTGTACTGCTGCAACTAACAATGGCACTAACTTAGCTTGATCTATACCTTGTGGTACAATACCACCTTCTTCATCAACTTCATCTTTTTCTCCTACAATAGCCTCAGGAACTATATCTTGTACTTCATGCGCTATAAATCCATCTACTACCTTACCAGGTTCTTCTATAAAATTAAATCTACTTGGTTTTAATTGATTAAGTCTAGATATAGACTCACTTATTGGAACAATATTTTCCTTTAGTCTATAATCAGAACTTGTAACGTATGAAGTTGCTGAACCAGATGTAGATATTCGCCCTACATAAGCTTGACTTGTTCCTGGATTTTTATGGTAAAATTCTATTTGATTAGTTCCAAATTGATTGCTACCAAACATCATTATATTTGCAGCTGCATCAGGAACATAAAACATACTATTTCCGCCACTTGCAAAAAAGTTACTTGCAGCAAATCTAGCTGTAAATGCATTAGTAACTGTGGTTGTAGGCCCAGTATGTAAAGTTGTTTGTGGAGAAGTGTTACCGATCCCGACGTCGCCGCTTGGAAGCATAACAAGTTTTTGAGAACCTGCTAATTTAATTTCCATTCCTCCATTGTTAAGCCCAGTTATAAAAGGATTTATATCTACAGCATTTCCTGATCCAAAATTTGTATTTAATCTTAATGTGTTTACGCCAGCGCCTCCGCTAAGTGTTTTAATTTCTAAATTAGCACCAGGCGTAGTCGTTCCGATTCCTACGTCCCCACCAGCTGTAATACGCATCTTTTCTGAAAAAGTAATAGTATCCCCAACACTAGAGGGCAAACTAGCACTACTCCATGCAAATATGCCATCCTCCAT